GTCGTGCACAGCATGATACGATTTAAATTGTCAGACTATTCATGCAATACTTTACTACGCTAAAGTAATAAAGTGTCAAGTGCATTTTATTAAAGTAACCTTGCAATAATACAAGAACACGCTGCAGCAGATCATAAACAAAAATACCAGGCCGTGACAGATTGTACTAAATTTAGAACTTGCTACTTGCTATATATGAGTTTATAATTATAAGTGTCAAGGGGAAAGGATAAGGCCTTATTTAGTAACTGTAGTTTATTAGCACACAAGGAGATTAAGAACATGAAACATTATAAGAATACCACCGAAAGAATTTTAGGAACAATACAGGAGCAGATTTACATCCAGAATGAAGATACCCGATGCTACGGTCATAGAAGCAATCAGGCAACTATTTCAAGGGCAGTTCTGAACGCTACACTTTACGCCTTAGAAATATCTAATGTAGTGTATAGAAATTTTTATTTTCATTATCGTGGGCAGATAATAACAGGACTGGATTTATCAGTCGATGGCCATAGATGTTTTGTATCTGAAAATGATTACGAAATTTATGATTAAAGTGAGGTGTTTAGAATGACAAGTGAAGAGAGAAAAAGGTATAATCAGAAATGCCAGTTAGAGGAAAAAGATCATACAATAAGGCGAATTATAACCCTTGCTAGAGATATTACCGCTCATGGTGGTGGTGATATCAAATTTGTAAAAATGAAGAAAAAAGAAAAATGAGATTAAAAGAATTCATGAAAGGATAGGTAAAGAATAATGAATTATTTGAAAGTACAGCAGAATTTGCTAAAAGCAGCAGATGCGAGGGATGGATGGAAGCACAAGGACTTCAATATTTACTATTTTATCACAGAAGATAAAGTTTGGATGTGTCCTGAAGGGCAATGGATAATAGGAATTCCAAGGAATCAATTCTATCTAGATATAGACAAAATTTGGAAGGATATCAAACCAATACAGGGTGAAACTTTCTTAAAGGAGCCAGGGGATTTGAAACCTGCTGTTGATACTAATTCGATAGTTCAGAGTACAACATTCCAAAAGAAAACGAATCTCCATAAGTTTATGGTGGATGATAAAGCAATCTATGTTAAGGAAGATTATTTGAAGTTTTTTGAATCGGATGCACACTTTGAAGGAACGAACGACAGATCACCCTTATATGTTTATGAGAATAATGAACTTGTGGGTCTGATACTTCCAGTAATTTACAAGAAAGGTGATTAAAAGAATGACACTTGAAAAATTTGGGGAGTTGACAGTAAAAGACTTAAAAAAGCTATCTGTTCCAGAACTCAAATCTTTAGTCAGTGAACAAGGCAAAAAGCTAAATAAAAGAGTATCACGCTTAAGGAGTGACAAGGTGTCGCATGACGCCTATGATAAATTTATAACGGAAGGGGGTGGGAAATTTGGTGTCAAAGGTAAAGATACAAAAGAAAAATTGATTGATGAGGCTATCAGAGAACAGTCTTTTAATCGTGAAAAAACAAGCCGGTATAAAGAAGCACGAAAAGAAAAAGTAAAACGCGAAAGGATAATCGACCAAAAAAGAAGGCAGCGCAAGGCTGAGGCTGAGGGTAAAAGCAAAAAGGAGATTGCTAAAATCAAAGGAAAATCGCAAGATGAGCGTGTTCGTGGTTGGTTAAAAAAAGGAGTGAAAGCGGGAAAATATAAGAAAGGCAGTAAAAAATATAATGAAATGAGAAAATTGGCAACGGAAAATGCGAAATTTGCCGATGAGGGTTTTTGGCCTGCATTTACAAAATGGAGAGAAGGCAAGTATGGTATACCTTATGACAGTAGAAAAGACTTAAAAATTGTATTCAATAGGATTGAGAAAAAACACCGCAGCACACATGATTTAAAAAATGTGACTGATAACAGTGAATTATTTAAACAAGAATTTGAAGAGGAACTGAAAAAACTCAATCTTGAAAAAACAGAAAAACAACCCGATGTAGGCGGAGGTTCTGGGTGGTTTTCTGTCACTCCAGAAGATATAAAAGATGTATTTTATTAAGGTGTTATAGCAATATGGGCAACTATCGACAGAATAAAAAATCACTGCCATTTTACATATCTGAAACAATGATTGAATGGAATGAGGGTGGTGAAGATTATATAAGAAAAATAGTAAATGATTATATGACTTTTACAAAACCTATTTCAAAACAAAAATCGGTTTGTGATTTTTTTGTCGGTAAATTGTCAGCTCATAAGATTAAAAATAGTAACTGTACATATTCTGATTACTGTTATAATATACCATTGTCCTTTGATATAGAAACTAGTAGCTGGGAAACAAACGATGAAAAATATGCTTGTATGTATGTATGGCAATTTGGAATCAACGGTCAGTGCATATTTGGTCGTACTTGGGACGAATTTTTAGAGTTGTGTGAAGTGCTGACAAGTTACACCACTTGTCAATGTCAACCGTCTATATCAGATATTATAAATGGTAATGGTGACAGATTAAGATTTATAGTCTATGTTCACAATCTGGGGTATGAGTTTCAATTTATGAGAAAATACTTTGAGTGGAACACGGTTTTTACAGATACCACAAGAAAACCGATTTATGCACTCACTGAGAGTGGCCTGGAATTTCGTGACAGTTTAAGGCTTACAGGTTTAAGTTTTGAAAAATCATGTGAAAATCTCACTAGATATCACGTGAAAAAGATGGTAGGTGACTTAGATTATAAGCTGATCAGGGGTCCAAAAACTCCGCTGACAGATAAAGAACTTGGATATATAAGGCATGATGTAACGGGCCTTAATGCGATCATAAAAGAAAAAATGGAATTTGAAGGAAATGATCTATCGCAGGTGCCTTATACTAATACAGGATATGTCAGAAGAGAAACCCGAAATAAGTGTTACAATCGCAAATACAAAAATAAGTATGTAAAACTCATGAATGAGTTGGTCATTCCAGATCTGGAATGCTACAACATTTTAAAAGAGGGATTTGCAGGTGGATTTACTCACGCATCTTATCTATGGGTGGGCCGTGATATTAAGGGTAAAATTGACAGTTTTGATTTTACAAGTAGCTACCCTGCTGTCATGTTATCAGAAAAATATCCGATGGGTAAATGTACAAGGATAGATTGTGCAACCCTGACTTTGGCAGAAATAAAAACATATATAAAAAATTATGCCTGTTGTTTCAGAATTACTTTTAAAAATCTTAGAAAAAAATCGGGTGTGTATGATGTATATTTATCAAAAAATAAATGCTATAATATAAAAAACGGTGTTTTTGATAACGGCCGTGTATGGTCAGCTGATGAAATATCTACAACAACTACTAATGTAGACATGGAGGTAATAACGAGATGTTACGATTTTGACAGATATAAAATAACCGATCTACTCACATGGAAATGGGGGTATCTTCCACAGCCAATAATAGAGGCAACCCTAGATTATTATGTAGGTAAAACAACTCTTAAGGGTGTATCTGGTAAAGAAGATGAATATCTAATGAAAAAGGGTATGCTTAATAGTGAATATGGCATGATGGTAATGGATATTTTACGAATGCTGATAACATACGAAAACAATGATTGGATATCTGAAGAGGGTGACTATCAGCAGCAGCTAGACAAATACAATGAGAATAAAAGTCACAAACGATTTACATACTATCCATGGGGCCTATTTGTTACGGCATATGCACGTAGGAATTTATGGTCTGGAATAATAGAGTTTGGAGATGATTATATTTATAGTGACACTGACAGCATAAAATGCTTAAATGCTGACAAGCATATGGAATATATTACTGGATATAATCAGAATATAACTCAAAAAATAGATACAGTCTTAAAATTTTATAAGATAAATACTGGATTAGCAAGACCTAAAACAATCAAAGGCAAGTCAAAACAATTAGGGGTGTGGGATTATGAAACTCAGGGTTGCCCGTATACAGAATTTAAAACTTTAGGTGCAAAAAGATACTTAGTAAAGCAAGGTGATGAATTACATATAACAGTTGCAGGTATTCCAAAAAGAGCGGGTGTGAAATTTTTATCAAAATATAAGGACCCGTTTAAGGTGTTTAGTGATGATATGGTCATTCCAGAGGGTGAGAGTGATAAGCTGATAGCCACATATTTAGATGACGGTTTTGAAGCAGTCATAAAAGATTATCTATGCATCTATCAGAAAATAAAAGAAAAAAGTGCGATAAACCTAAAAGAGTCAAGCTATAAAATGAGTATGTCAGAGGAATTTAAAAACTTCTTAGACAGTGTGACAGTAGATAGAGAGGTAATATAAATGTTAGGAAAAAATAATTTTTACAGTCTTAAAAATATCTTAAAAGAAAAAGCCACCTACAATGTTATTTTTGGTGGTCGTAGTAATGGTAAAACGTATGCGGTATTATCAAAAATATTGAGTGATTTCTGGGAGAGCAACGGAAAAAATCAGGGAGCTATTATCCGCAGATGGAGAGAGGACTTCATGAATAAGGGCGGGTCAACTCTTTTTAATAATCACATATCCAATGGCTTTATAAGCAAGCTGACAAATAACGCTTATAATACGGTTGTATATTATCGACGTTCATGGTATTTAGCAAAAGAGGATGATGAAACAGAAAAAATTATTAGAATGGAACGACCGTTTGCATATAGTTTTGCTTTGACAGAAATGGAGCATGACAAATCTGCAAGTTTTCCCGATGTCACAAATATTTTATTTGATGAGTTTATGTCAAGAAATGGGTATTTACCCGATGAGTTTGTCCAGTTTATGAACGTATTAAGTACTATTATCAGATATCGTGATAATGCTACTATTTTCATGGTAGGAAATACGGTTAATAAATACTGCCCATATTTTGGTGAAATGGGACTGAACCATATTGAACAAATGAAACCTGGACAGATAGATGTTTACAAATACGGGCAAAAAGATTTAAAGGTTGCTGTTGAGTATGCCGAGAGTCTTAAGCATAATAAAGCTAATTCCAAATATTTTGCATTTGATAACAGTAGGCTTGACATGATAACTAACGGTGCGTGGGAAATCGGGATGTATCCACACAAGCCAATCGAATTTAGACCGAAAGACATCCAGTTTATATATTTTATAAAATTCAACAGAGACCTGTTGCAATGTGAAATCGTAATGGTAGATGATTATAATTTTACATATATCCATCGAAAAACAGGTGATATAAAACATCCGGATGATCTGGTTTTTTCTACCGAAAATACAAGTCCGCTGATATTTCAAACAAGAAAAATAAACCAAGGTATGAATAAAAATCGGATTGTGTCAAAAATCTGTGAATATTTTGAAAATGAAAAAGTGTTTTACCAAGATAATATTGTGGGTGAGATAGTCCGCAATTATATACAGTGGTGTAAATCCAATAGTATTTTATCATAACAAAACCCTCTTACTTTATAAGTAAGAGGGATTTCTTTGTATCTGGTATGGTTTGTAGTTGCTTTTCCCAGTAATGCGGCAGGCTGGATTTGAACCAGCGACATCATAGACACGGACCGACAACGGCTGCTGCCGTTTTATTTCACCGTGCCCGTCCCTCTACCAGCTGGGGTACTGCCGCCGCTTGCTAATAGTCCCTTAAAATGTCTTGCAGGTTTATTAAATCTGCACACATTGGCAGTTCTTTTGAAAGATAAAATACTTTGTTTTTTATGCTTTTCATTTTTTGTCTTAATTCCAGCAATTCTTTATATTCACTTGCTGCAACCTCTCTTACCTCCATTGTTCCTGCTTTCAAATATTGTTCTATTTCTTCAATCTGGCTTTCGCACTTCTGCATTTTCTTGTAATATCTGTCATAACCAGTATCACGGTAAAAGTCTTCTGCTTCTTCGTGTTCAGCCTTTAATTTTTCAAGTGCAGGTTTCAGCACTTTTTCTTTGTATTGCTCTACTTTTTCAACATATTTATTCATGCTTACACCTCCCTATATTTCAAAATTATTTGTTGCGGTTGCAAGATTTCTCAATGCTTCTTCCTGCCCGCATATCTGGTAATATTCATTTACAAGTTGCATTGCTTGGTAGACATGACCTTTCTTTGCTAATTCTTCTACCAGCTTTTCTATGCAGCACCAACGGTGCCCGTCGCCTTTCTCTTCGCACATTTCCTGCAATTTGTGGAAAATTTCTGTTTTTCTGCTATCCAGCTTTGTGATTTCTTTATTCCAGTTTGTATATGCTTCTTTTAATTTCTGCTTTGTCATTGTTTATACCTCCGCTTTCTATGCTGTGTTGCTGTTTCTTTAACTGTCTTTATTATATACTTGCGCAAGTATATATTCAATAGACAAAGTACACAATCTTGCGCAAGTATATTTGTGCAATATGTATACTTGCGCAAGTATATATTCAATAGACAAAGTACACAATCTTGCGCATTACACATGGTAGATAGATTAAGATGATTTGCCGCCACCCGACACAGCTAATATAAAAGATGGATTCTTGGCAAAAGATTCTCCCGTCAGCTTTTTAGTTACAACATAAGGATTGCTAAAAATTTTAAAAGCACCATCATCTAAAAATTTACTGTAATTACTTTCACTTCTTAAAATCAATCCAGTGTTGGCTTTTATCTGGTCTTTATATGTGTTTAGTACATCCACATGACCAGTTACCTCTAAAATCGTATTTCGTACGATATTAAAGCCAGTGATAAAGTAGTATCGATTAAAGTTACCAATGTACATATAATTACACTTTGTAATTGTTGGTAATTTGATATCTTTACTATCTCCGATTATAAGTCTTATAGTCGGATTTAAAATATCACAACTATCTTTTAACTGCCCTGAAAGTGTATAATTCCATGACGGGGATTTACTCACTTTGTTTTTAGCATCTTTACATACTCCGATTTTAACTTCAAAACTCATAATATAACACCTCCTTTTAATATATTTTCTATTTCGTTCATTTCAGAGTCATTGGCACCTGATACAGATAAATTTATGGCCTGTATTACATTAAACCCGCTCAAAGTAGATAATTTAACAATCTGATTAGATGGGTATCCAGTATAATGACGTTGTTTTGATGGGATTGAAACGTGCGGTGTGTTAAATATCAAATATGGATAATTGACACCCATGATACCTGCACCACCACCGATAGACCCACTATGAGCTACGGACGGCTTAAGGCTTGTGACTGCGTTAGCCGTTGAAGTAGATGCTCCGGCTAATAATCCAGCTGCGACTGGTGCACTCGCTCCACCCGTTGCCGCAACTGAAGCAACCCCGACTATTGATGCAGCCGCTGACATAATTGAACCGATGGTATTTGAATAACTGCTAGATGATAACGGTACATTTTCCGCACATTGTCCCATATAAGTATACATCACACTATTATCACGCATAACGTAACAGAACATCGCACCCGTTAAAATATCCACATGGTAAACTACGTGCATTGTAGACTGCATAAAATCATCAATGTTGATTTCCTGCACTCCGATAAATGGTAGATACAAGTAGCACTTGCTATAAGGTGAGTAGTCCAGATAACTATTAGTCATATCATGACGGTTGAATGTAAAAGTACCACAATCAACTTTTACATATTGTGTCGGGCAGATATCACAACTAACCGTAGTAACAATATTGCCAACTGTGATTTCTCTAGCACCACCATGCGGTACATTTACAGGTATTATAGTCAATCCCAATATACAGTCCATAGGATTATTTAACATCTTTTTAAAATTATCCAATGAAAAAGCATCACTCCACAGATAGTCTGCAAGTGCTTTTAGCTGAGATTCCGTAGGTGCAAACAATGTCACAAGTCCACTATCCGTTACTGATACGGTTGGTAAATCAGGTTCTGGGACGGGGTCGGATGTGTGGTCGTAGTCACCTGGGGTGTTATCATCATCCCCCTTGTCATCACCGCCGTCATACGGGTCATCCTTGTCAGGTTGCCTTTTACTCGCTCCTATCATCTCACGGATTGCCGTATCATTCTTTTTTGTACGGGGACATAATAACAAGGGGTCACCACCAGTACCAAATGTTATACTAGATATTGGAGAGCAAGAACCCATAGTTGTAGCAGATGGATATACTACGTTATAATCCTCGTAATCGATGTCAGGTTTATTAAGATAAGTACCCCCTGCATAATAATCGTCTGAGGTGTGCACTACTATAAAATATACACAAGCTATCGCCCTTTTAGAACTAAAAGGTGGGTGGTCATGTTGAATTACTTTATCTCCAGATTTAGTAGTTACCACATAAAATATTCTATTGTTTGATACATATATTTTAAAATAGTCAGCGGTTGAAATAAAAACCCTTGTATTCCAATCATTAGCACCTGCAAAAGCAGGTGAGTTTATATCCCACGTTTCAAACGTCATTGGCCCCAGATACGAATCTAAATCAGCCCATTTTACTGAAGTTTCTAAAACAAGAATTGGTAAAAAATTACCATCTTTTACCCCTTTATCGTCAAGGGGGTATAACACCCATTTTGAACCTGTTACATTATCTACTGTTACTGTCATTTTTATTGCTCCTATAAATAAAACACCCCCCCAATGTTTCACGTGAAACATTGGGGGGCTCAAGTCAACGGTTACGCTACAAAGAAAACAACGAAGTTTTCGTTTTTATCATTGAAGTAACCGCTCGTGAAGTGATAGAAGTTGTTGAAAAATCTACCCTTGCCGTTGTAGACACTATCGACAGTACGCTCAAGATTTGAAACACCAAGTGCATCTCTATCAAACATGACACCGAGGATTCCGCTTGCCTCAACTGTCTTTCCAGAACCTGTTACAATTGAAATCTTAGATGTATCACTGTAATTGAAACCCGGTCCAGACGCCTGCCAATATGGTACGGTTTCTGCCTGTGGTAAAGCGATATTACCATCTTTTAACTGTCCGTTTGCATCGTAGAGAAAAACCCCAGCTGCAGAAGCAAACTCTGCAAGGTAGATCGTCTTAAGTCTGTCGGATGATGTAAACTTATCCGTACCCCCGATATTAAATAATGTAGAGATACCTGCAAGCCTTGACTTATACAACTGTATAATGTAGCTGGCATAACGGATAAAGTCAGGGTTAATCCTTGCCTGTGCAGGTGTGAGTTTTGTTCCGTGCTCATCGTTGTAGAGCTTTAAAAGGTTTACGGCCTTGATTCCAGAACCCTCAGAATATTTACCGTCAGAAAAGTCAGCAGCGAGGGTTTCTCCAATCATACTGTCGATAGTCCTTAAAATAAGATTATCAGTCTTGACAGTCATAGACTTGTCAATAGCGGTGTAAATCATGGATATGAAACCATTGAGCTGCTCTGCATTATCAAACGAACTCTTTACCTGATCACGAGTAATTGACATTTCAATGTCAAAAGTAACCCTCTTGTTGAAAAACTTGGCGGATACTTCAGGCTTGTGGAAAACATTTACATCATAAGACGCTCCATTCTGTAAATTCCAACTCTCGTTTTCAACGGCCTCTGGAAGTTTTGTTACCATGATTTTTTCAAGAACGCTGCCATACTCCCACCCATCCATGAGAACTGACGGGGCAATTCCTGTATAAGGGCGGTTGACAAAAACAACTTTACCGATATGGTCAACGAGTGAACGAACATAGTTATCAACTGCATCCGCATTGAAAACTTCAGTTCCAACGTCAACAATGTTACTTAAATCTTCTTTTACTAAATCGGTCTTTCCGAGAACCTCATTAGTAACTGTGTTCATGATGTCATAAATCTGTTTTACTTCCATTGTCAGGCCTCCGTGATTGTGTCATCTGGTTTAACTGTTATCGTTTTTCCGTAGGCTGATATTACATAGTTTCCACTTGTAATGGTCGCCGATACAAAAATACTGTTCATTTCTGCACCATCAATTACTATTCCTGTCAGTAATAGCGGTTTTCTGTTACTGTTCTTAATCGACTCAAAAACACCACTAACTTTAGTTCCCACTCCCGAAAGCGCAGTGTCTTTTAAGTCTACAATCTGATATCCATTCATATAAATTTATCTCCTTTCCTAAAATTTATCTCTTTGATTATTATAGTATCAATATACTGCTAATGTCAAGTATCTGTCTACATCTGCGAAAATCTGACTGAAAAAATTCCATTTCCACAGATCCCGCTCAGCCTGTATCATCTGCTGATTGGTTGTGATCCCGATATTACCTGTTCTACGGGTTGTTTCCTTTCCAGTAAAATCATTTGTCCCGTTTTCTGTATTGCGGTTTTTGTTACTCATAGTTTCAGAGTCTGTACGGCCGTAGGTTGTGGCCGTGTCTGTGCCTTTGATTGTTTCGGTGTCTGTTTTCCCGTAACTATGAGTTGTAGTATCAGTTTCATTTAAATCATGCGTTGTGGTCAGGTCTTTCGTTTCAGTCCGTTCGCTGTCAGTTTCATCCGAGTTTCTCCACGCAGCATCTTTTCCGTTTTTATCCTCATACGGGTTAGCATCTGAATTATCCGTATAAGTATGTGTCAAAATTGCCGTATTATCAACAGTCGTCTGTTGTGTGTCGTTGGCAAAGTCACTTTCGTTATATCCTGCCGTTTTATTTGTTACTGTACTTGTATTTCTATCAGCTGGATGAAACTGAATTGTTTTTTGATGATGATATGTGATATCATTATCCTTGTTTTTGTCCGTTCCAGTTTCCTTGTCAGTGTTAGTGCCTGTTATAGATAAAGTATCTGTATCACTACCGCCGAGTGTGTGTGTGTCAGTCAGATCCTTTGTTGTGGTATCTGTTCCAGATAAAACATGCTTATCTGTCCCACTACCTTCACCCGAGGACGTCCGACTGTCTTTACCGCTGTTAGTTGTGTCTACTTCAATAGTTGCATCCGTATTCCATAGCATATTATATTCTTGCTGCGTTGTATCCCAGAGGTGTTTCCAGTTTTCGCCATACACATCAAATAGACATTTTGCTATAATAGCACGGTTTACATCAGATATAACGGGTGTATCATCGGCCGTAAAATTATCTATAAACGGTGATACTATTTTCTGTCCACTATTTTTACCATAATAAGCTATATCCAGTGATGTATTTATATTTTTTGACTTCCATGGTACATCCAGTTTCTGCAAATCGGTAAAAATTCCATTGCCGATTATGCCATCTGGATAGCATAAATTTAATGTGCTTTCACTCATTTTTTATCTCCTCTTTTATATCGGTCGGGGTTGTTTTAGTCGGGTCTGCAGTTTCCTCATTTTTTTCAAGACTTCCAATTACGGCCTGTTCCTCTTTGTGATTATCAGACCAACTGCTATTGAGTTTTACAGATATATTTGTTCCGTACAATTTATTTATACGGTCGCAACCCTGTTTTCTTTGTTCCAGCATATTATCAACAAGCGGAAAAAGTATATCGTTATTTATAGAACTCTCCGAACTGTTAAGAGCTTCTCTTTTCATGTTATAATTAGCTGATAAACCTAACTCTTGAAATAAACTTGCTTTTATATACTGCTCAAATTCCGTGTATTGTTTCAGGGCGGTCGATGTACTACTTTGTGCTACTGGTAGAGTTTTTAAGTCATTATCCAGAAACTTGCTTTCACCAATAATCTCAATGTTACCCTCGTAAAGACCTTGTATAAATCTTTCTGCAGATTTTTTTGTTCTGTCATCTTCTGCAGAAATTGCATACTGTAACCGGCCAACGATTTGAGCTACGCTTATTGATAGTTCGTTTTCTGCCTGCATAGAAGCATATTTATTTAAAAGTGGCAACAGGCCCTTAAGATTGCTATCATTATAAACAACCTCACATTCCTCATGTATTTTAAGCTGTTTCGATATGTTTAGAGCGGGACTTGCTATCGTGGCTATAGTTGGCATAAAATACACATCAGGTTCTCCACCTAACCCACCTATAAAAGCATACAAATTATCGTTATACTTGTAAATTATCACATTTCCATTTGTCTGCAAGTATAGCTCTAAAATCCAGGCGGGGATTGTGTCGGGCAGCCCTTTCCATGTGAACATAGCATTGGTCCTATTTAACATGTAGTCAACCATATCAACTACATTCTGTTTTTTGTCTTTAAAATCATATAGGGATATATTATCCCTGTATTTTCTCTTAAGAGTCTGCATTGTTTTTATCTCCATTATTATCATGATGTGCTACTTCACTTGTCAAAAGTGTGATAGCGTTCTTTAATTCGTTGATACTTTCCCTCATCTCCTCACTGTCTTTACTTGTTTTATAAAGCATCCATATGGCTACAAAAATTGGGAAACCTACCTGTGATATGATATTAACTACGTCCTGCATTTTTTATTCTCCTATTCTAGCAATTCTATATTTTTTAGTGTTGTTAAGGCTTGCCTTAATTATGCACCTGGTACCGACTTTATGTGACTTATTACCCTCTACTACATAAACATAATTTTTAGTGACTTTATAAATTATACCGACGTGGTCATACCAATTCCCCGTCACCTGCCAATCATAAAAAATTATATCATTTTTAGCTACTTTATCGGGTGATACTAACCACCCATGTTTTTTAAATTTTTCTAACATCCTGTTAGCACCACACTCATAAATTGATTTACCTATATGGCATTTGATAGCACAAGCACTGACAAATGTCGCACACCAATTATCAGTCGGCTTCACTGCATAACCTCTAGGCAGCGGTTTATTTGAGTTGTAAATTTTTAAAATTTTAAGGTGTTTTGTTCCACCCTGTCTAGCTCCTAAATATGATAGAGCGATTTCTGATATTGATTTCATAATTTTTAACTCCTATAAAAATAAGTGCAACCCTGTTAAGGATTGCACCGCACAAAAAGGGGATATAATGGCAACAAGAGATTCTGGGCAACCTCTATTGTTATTATAGTAACTATTTAAAAGATTGTCAACAGTTATTCAATGTTGTAAAAATCTGCACTATAGCACTGCCGATTGTACTTTTTAGAAGTGTAAGATGTAGGCTTAAGGCCGCAGCGACCAGCATTGATTTCAGATACAGCATCGTCATCAGACATTAAGTCTGTAATTGTATCTGTCATATGAGATGGCAAGTCGACTAGCTTTACATTTTCACCATATGTTACGATTGCGACAGGATGGTCGGCGAATTTACCCTTCTTATTGATGTAGAAACCACGCACTACAATCGGGACAGATACTGCCTGCAATTCTGACAGTTTACAAAACTCAGTATTTTCGGGAATTTGAAAATCAAATTTACTTGTTCCCTTGTTTACGTTCGAAAAATTAAACATTGTGTTATACCTCCTTAATCTGGTATAGAATTTAGTGTTTCTTGACTACAGTTACTAAATAAGGCCTTATCCTTTCCCCTTGACACTTATAATTATAAACTCATATATAGCAAGTAGCAAGTTCTAAATTTAGTACAATCTGTCACGGCCTGGTATTTTTGTTTATGATCTGCTGCAGCGTGTTCTTGTATTATTGCAAGGTTACTTTAATAAAATGCACTTGACACTTTATTACTTTAGCGTAGTAAAGTATTGCATGAATAGTCTGACAATTTAAATCGTATCATGCTGTGCACGAC